CAGTATTTAATAGTCAAGGGACTTATTATCTACGAGTAGCATATTCTGCGGCTGCTAGTCACGGGATAGTCATGTATGACAAAGACAATTCTGGTTATAATGCCGCTCAAGCAGTAAAAATAAGTGGAACTACACCTTCATATAATGATGTTGAAGAAGTAGGGGGCTATGAACAGGGTGCTCAGCACGGTTGTATTGGTGCTACCACTGATACATATAGTTCTGATTCCCCTGCATGTGCATGTATCCACCTAAATAATTCTAGTGATAAAAAGATAGGTGTTAAGAGATTGGTAATGGGCAGCTATGCTAGTCCATCTCTTGCTAATGGAGGTGATGCTAGTATTAGTGACAACGGAATGGGATATAGTTCTATAGCTTATGCGCCTGATCCTGCTTTTAGGCATTTAGTTACATTCGCTAAGCAAGGTTCTAGTTCTACAGGTGTATATTATAGAGGTATTTATATAACTGAAAATTCAAATGTAAATTTCACAGAAACTAGTGTCCATACTATTGATAATAGCTGTAGATGTACTGGCACATCCATTGCTTTTGATACTACAAATAAAAAATTCTTAATTGTTTACAAGGATCATACAAATAGCAAAGTTAAATGTTTAGTAGTTGCATCAGAGATGTCAGGAGGTTCTTGGTCACTTACAAATGGTGCGGCTACTGACGTTTTTTCTAGCTTTACTTCAACTCTATCAACTAGATCTTTAGCATTTAATCCTGATACTGGAAAATTTGTTTTCCATTATCCATCAGCTAGCGGTTCTAAAATTAGGTATGCAACTCTAAACTCAAGTGATAATGTAGCTTCTTGGAGTGCGGAAGAAAGTGGTAGGACAAATGCCGCTAATGATGCGACGAATGTTATGTATGACACAACATCTAATCAAGAAGTCTTTGGATATTATGGTTCTAACACCACCAGTCGATGGGGTATAAAAACACCAGCATCTACAACTATTACCACTGCTAATTATCTTGGTGTATCATCTGGAAATTATAGTGATGGAGATACAGCAGTTATTAAAATTTCAGGATCTACAGTAGCATCATCTTCTTTAACACCCGGAACACAAATCTACTCATCAGATACAGGAGCACTTTCTTCAACGGCTGGTACAACTTCTGTTATTGTTGGAAAAGCTTTAAGCGCAACTAGCGTACTAATTACTGAATGAAAAGGTTAGTGTTAGCCGATAAGGTCAGGGATAGACAGTAGGTTTATAATTTGAGGGCAATGTCTTATTTTCATGGCTGACCGTCAAGCTCTTGTTTTAGAAAAAGCAGGATTAGTAAAACAAGTAGAAGAAATTATTGCTAATTACAATCAACAAGTAAAAGATTTATTAGGTGAATTACCTGCTACAACTCAAGCCAGTATTGATCCTTTGAATAAAAGAATCAGAGAAATTAATGATGAAATTGTGGCAGATGTAGAAGCAGAAAATGTTGAGGCTTGCCCTGCATGATGAAAATCATAACTTGGATTAACTTTGCTGCTTTCATTTTGGGAGTAGCAGGGTTAGGTGGAGCGTTTCTTTTTAGATCAAAAATCTTTGATGCTGTATTAGATGGCGTTAAAAAAGAACTTCCTGCATTAGTGCAGGGATCAATGCCAGCGATGCCAAAAATGCCTCAAACTACTGGCCCTGTTAATCCGTTTGCTAAATGATTCAAATAAAATCATTTCATGGATTGTCAACGGTTTTGCTTGCCTCTGGATTAATTGCAAGTAATTTTATGAGCTTAAACATGCTTGCAAAAAAAGACGGTGGCATACCTGACATTAGCAAGCTAAGTTCAACGCCCTATAGCAGCCTTCAAATCAGGAGCGAAACGAAAGCTGATGGTGCAGAAGAATGGAGTTTTGCCAGCCGTCAACACGATCCAAAAACAATGCTTCAGTATGAATCGACAGAATCTC